CAGAGGAAATGACATGCGTCGCGCTAACGATCCGCAACGGCGAGAAAAAATTATCCAGGCCACGCTGGAGGCGGTGAAACTTTACGGAATACATGCTGTTACGCACCGCAAAATTGCTACCCTTGCCGGGGTACCGTTGGGATCGATGACCTACTATTTTTCAGGAATTGATGAGTTGTTACTGGAGGCGTTCAGCAGTTTTACTGAGATCATGTCCCGGCAATATCAGGCATTTTTTAGCGATGTTAGTGATGCTCCGGGCGCATGCCAGGCTATCACCGATATGATCTACAGCTCACAGGTTGCAACGCCGGATAACATGGAGCTGATGTACCAGCTCTACGCGCTGGCTAGCCGAAAACCGCTATTAAAAACGGTAATGCAAAACTGGATGCAGCGCAGTCAGCAAACGCTCGAACAATGGTTTGAACCTGGAACCGCCCGCGCGCTTGATGCGTTTATTGAGGGGATGACGCTGCATTTTGTCACCGACCGTAAGCCGCTATCGCGCGAGGAGATTTTGAGGATGGTTGAGAGGGTTGCAGGGTAGTAGATAAGTTTTAGATAACAAAAAACCCATTTATGTAAATGGGTTAATTAAAACAACGAGTTGCAAGATAATCAATAAGTTAGGTTAGTGATAAGGAGTGGCGATTACGGTGCAATGCCAACCGCTGCCGCCACTTTGTCGCCATTTGGCAGGGTTGCCAATGGGTTAAAGCGCAGCGCTGTTTCAAGGTGATCAGGGGCTAGGTGAGCATAGCGCATGGTCATTTTTATGTCGTGGTGACCAAGGATTTTCTGTAGGGCAAGGATGTTACCGCCTGACATCATAAAGTGTGCTGCAAACGTATGGCGCAGAACGTGGGTAAGCTGACCGCGCGGCAGCACGATAGAAGTTTTCTCCATCACAGATAAAAACTGGAAGTAGCAGTCAGTAAAGAACTTGAAGCCGTCCAGGGCAATAATTTCCTCATACAACTCTTTGCTGATCGGAATGCTGCGGTTCTTTTTGCCCTTAGTCCTGACAAATGTGATCCGGTATTTTGTAACCTGAGAACGAGTCAGATTTACAGCTTCGCGCCAGCGGGCACCGGTACTCAGACAGATTTTGACAACCAGAGCGAGCAGGGGGCTTTGGCGTTTGCAGTCGCACAAAAGCTCAGTGATTTGTTCATGAGTCAGCCAGGCCATCTCCTTTTCTGCGATGGTGAATTTGCGCATGTTCTCCAGTGGGTTTGGTGCAGTCCATTCTCCAAGTCGTGCCAACTCGCTAAACACTCCGCTCATATAGCTTTGCTCAAGATTGATAGTTACCGGGCTGGCTCCTTTCTTCCATTTTTCGCTAAAGTAGATTTCACCTGTCAGGCGTTTATCGCGATAGTGCGCGAACATTTTGGATGTTAAATCAGTGGCGAGGGGATTTCCGAGAGCATCGACCATCAGGATCAGCTTGTCGTAAACATGCTCGCCAGCAGTCAGAGATTTGCCGTGCAGCTTGAACCAGAGTTCAACGACGTCTTTTAGAGTCCGACGGTCTACCGATTCGCCTAGCCAGGGTTTTGCTTCTGTTTCTTCCATAGTGTGACGTTCGAAAGCCAGAGCCTCGCCTTTAGTGGCGAATTGCCTACGCATGCGGCGTCCGTTGCGACCTGCGGGGTAGCATTCGCATATCCATTTACCTGTGTCGAGTTTTCGTACTGCCATAAAAAAGCCCTCATGTCTGAGGGCTAAATTTAACTGTATGTTTGAACAGTGGTCAATGTTTGATAACTATTAGATAAAACATTATCATTCATTTTTAACTGCTTCATTTGACCCAGCTTCAAAACTTGATATTTTAAAATTAACAAGTTCTTTAATAGAATGGCAAATATTCATTAAATCATGTATCTCGAAATTATCACATTTTCTCAGAACATCATCATTAGTTGAGATATTAATTAAATTCATTACGTCTTCGGCATTGAACTTTTCGTCATGCAAAACATTTTGGAATGTTGTTTGTATTACTTTGTAATAGCTATTAATATTTTCACTGTTTGAATGTGTAAGTTGATATAAATGTCTTATTTGTAGATATAATTCAAGCACTCTGTCTTTGAATAATTCTTCATCACTTTTAGTATTGTTAGAAAACTCATTCTCAAACTGGGATGTTAATTCTTCTTTTTCCTTCGGATCAATAGTCAGAGTCTCGGTTTTTTCAATTGCTTTTTTTAGTATTGGACTCAGTGTATTTGTAAGGCGAATTACTTCATCAAGATCTTGTTTAGTAAAATCTCTATTATGAGCAACTTTGCATCTGAGTCGATATAAAATACTCCAATTTTTTATTATAGTGTCAGCATTTGCTTCGATGTTTGACTCAAAGAATTTTTCCCAGTTTGTTCTGGGAACGATTTTTTTCAATTCTGAGAATATATCAGCATTAATGTCTTTAAATTCAAGCGGGGTTAATTTTCGGATCAAATCTGTTATTTCAATCTCTCGGTAAGATTTGAATATAAAGTCAGAAAGTTCAATAAAGTCAACTTGATACATTAAATTATGTTCATTATATTCTGTGTTTTTTTCGGATTTTTTCAATGCTTCTGAAAATTCCTTCGGCACTGAATCTTTTGTCCAAGACAATCCAACGTTATGTATCATGAATTTTGTTATTAATTTTCTCATTAAGTTTTCAATTTCATGGATTAATGGATAAGCCTGAATTGAGTAATATTTGCTTATATCATCCCAAATAATTTGAGTGCTACCTAAATTACTTTCGCTAGATATTTTTTTGAAGAGTCTGGTTAATCTTGAGAAAGTGATTAAATTATCTTCACTAACGTCGTTTAGTGTTAATTTTACAGAGATAGTTTCTTTATTGCTTCCATATTCTGATATATCATATTTAAATGACTGTTCTTTGAATTTTAATTCTTTTGGTGAAAATATGACTTCCTCACTGGCCTCAATTATTTTTTTATAGGCTGACGGAGAGCGTCCAAAGGAAGTATCTTTATTCACTATTAATAACATCTCGACTATACATTCATCCATTAATTAGCTCCTCGTTCACGTGATTTATTTTGCTAAAATTTAAGTTTTATTTATATTCAAGACATGCCATCACGATTTTTGCGATCATTATTATATCTTCTAACGCGCATTCGAAAGGAGATATACCACCTTCCACATGAAGGCGCCTGCCAGGCAAGCGTGTAATTGTTCTCATTGATATTTCACCATCAATATTAACAATCCATTTTCCATCACGGACATCATCATAATCAATATCACAAATGTATTTGGAACTATCAACAACAACAACCATCGGATTTTTTAGAGCTTTAGGTAGAAAATTTACATCAAAAACATAAGACCCTTCAGGACAAAGTTCACCATCATAGAGAATTTTTAGCGGAAGTTCTTTGGTGTTTTCATTTTGTGAACCCTCTTTGATTCCGTAGCCATTAGTCAGCCAGCTCAATGACGTACCTGTCTCTAAGGCGCACTGAATAACCCATTCCGCAGGGAAGGAGTCGCGCATATAGCGTGTCGCCAAAGTACTCTTTGAAATCCCTAAATGGTCGCACAAAGCTTGTCTTGTCTTGAAGCCATAGGCTTCAACCATACGCTCTATGGCACCACGGCCGCCTTTTTCCAAATTCATGGTCACTCCAGGTGAACTTTTATCTTGACGATTTCATGATGTGATCGTATGTTTATCGTGTTCACAAAATACAAACGATCAGTATTCATCCTGATTAATCATTGCTAAACGAGGAATGTTGCATCATGAGACCTAACATTTCAATCACTCTCATCACCCCCCACGTCACTATTGAAAGATATAGTGAACTCACTGGGTTATCTATCGACACAATCAACGACATGCTTGCGGATGGGCGATTGCTTCGTCATCGCCTACGCAAGGACAAAAAGCGTGAAAAAGTGATGATTAACATCGCTGCGATGACGGTCGATGCTCTTTCTGATTGCAATGTGACTATCAACTAGTTCCATTCTGAGACTTCACGGAGCAACTGACTATGTTTGACTATCGCATATCAAAACATCCGCATTTCCATGATGCCTGTCGGGCTTTTGCTTTACGGCACAACATGGCGAAGCTGGCAGAACTTGCAGGCATGAACGTCCAAACCCTGCGCAATAAGCTCAACCCGGAGCAACCGCACCAGCTCACGGCGCCAGACATATGGCTGCTAACCGATCTCACCGAAGACTCCACATTAGTTGATGGGTTTCTGGCGCAAATTCATTGCTTGCCATGTGTTCCGGTAAACGAAGTTGCAAAAGAGAAATTGCCGCATTACGTCATGAGCGCTACCGCAGAAATAGGTCGTGTTGCTGCAGGTGCCGTCTCTGGTGAAGTGAAAACTACCGCAGGCCGCCGCGATGTAATTAGCAGCATTAATTCAGTTACGCGTTTGATGGCACTGACTGCAGTTTCATTACAGGCGCGTTTGCAGGCTAACCCAGCGATGGCAAGCGCAGTAGATACCGTGACGGGCCTCGGTGCTTCGTTCGGTCTGATCTGAGGTGGTTATGCTGACGAAAGAACCTTCATTTGCATCACTATTGGTGAGGCAAAGCCCGGCAATGCACTGCGGTCATGGCTGGATTATGGGGAAGGATGGCAAGCGCTGGCACCTGTGCCGTACTCAGAATGCGCTTCTGGATGAATTGTCTACAACCAAAAAGGGGAAATCATGGCGCAAGCTACAGAAGGTGTGTTTTACCAGTTCTTCCATAAGGGCGAAAAGTATTCAATTCATGAGGACGAGTTTGCAAGTTGTTATCCGTCTCTTTCGGGTGATGGTAGTTACTATTTTACGTTGCGAGATGGGACATTCTTTCGGGGGGAACGGGTTCAGGAAGTGATGCGGAAAAGCACATCACCTCTTGAACAGTATCGCCAACAAACTTATCGGTAACGCTCTATTAGCTCCTGAAGTTTGTAGGTGAATTCCTGACGTTTGAGTGAGCCTGGCGGCAATTTGTTTAATTCTTCACGAAGGATGTTTAAAAATGCTGACTGATTCGATGATTCTCCTCGTAGCACACTGTGTAGTAAGCCAGACAGCAGGATTTGTTGCATCTCAACATCCTCTCGCAGTCGCGCAATTTCATTTTCAAGCTGCTCGATCCGTTCCTTCTCAACCAGGTTCAACATTGGTACACCCTCTGAGTTATCTCGTTGCATCGGAAAATCATATCAGAGAAGGAGTAGTAAGTGACCAGTGGGGGAATTTATGGCTATTGAAGGCGCTGTGGTGACTGTCCCATTAAGCCCCGGTAAACGCCTGGACGGACTGAACCATATTGCAGAATTACGCGCAAAAGTGTTTGGCCTGAATATTGAGTCGGAGCTTGAAAGGTTCATTGAAGATATGCGCAACCAAAGGGACGTTAACAATAAACAAAATGTGAGGGCATTGGCAGCCATATTTTATATGGCAAAAATTCCGGCAGAACGTCATAGCGTCAATATTAGTGATCTGACTACTGACGAAAAGCGGGAACTGATTAAAGCAATGAATCATTTTCGTGCAGTGGTGAGCTTATTTCCAAAACGGCTAACCATGCCGAATTAATCCAAAACAGAAATTAATGGCGTAAACCCGCAGGGTTTCTTATTGCCCAAATTCAGGAGAAACAACTATGCGAAATATTGAAATCCGTATCACCAAATCCGGACCAGATGATGCTGGACTTAACCAATTGCTGACTGATGCACGCATGGAAGAACGCCGGGCACGTGCCTCAGCAATGGCAGCCCGTCTTGATAGCCTGGCTTGCCATATCACGTCACGCCAGCTTAACCACGTTGAAGCGGCAGAGCTGCTGCGTATTGCGGCTGAAAACATTCAGAACGAAGCGCAGGAGATCCACTGATGGCTGATTCAATGGACCTCGTGCAACAGCGCGTTGAAGAAGAACGTCAGCGCCATATCCAAACAGCTCGCAGCCGAAAGACTGGGGCTTCTTCTCTGGAGTGTGAGTGTTGCGGAATCGTCATCCCGGAACAGCGCCGTGCTGCAGTGCCGGGCTGTGATCTCTGCGTCACCTGTAAGGAAATAGCAGAGCTGAAAGGGATGCACTACACCCGAGGTGCTTTGTGAGCTTTGGAGTCTTCCAGTGATGTCTGAGCTACTAAAAGATAAAGGCGGTCCGATTGTGACCGCCGTGGCCTTTCCATGGAATACCCCAAAAAAAGCGGTTAACCCGTATTTGGACCCGGCGGAATTTGCGCCTGAGTCTGCGCTTTCAAACCTCATCACTCTGTACGCTGCAGATAACGAGCAGGAGCATCTGCGCCGTGAGGCGCTGAGTGATGAGGTGTGGGAACGTTATTTCTTCAATGAATCCCGCGATCCTGTCCAGCGTGAAATAGAGCAGGATCGGCTGATTAGCCATGCCAGAATGGCCCGCGAGCAGCAGCGCGTTAATCCCGATTTGGTGATTATTGCCGATGTAAGCGCCATGCCTGCCCATATCAGCAAGCCTCTGTTAGAGCGGATTAAATACTTCAATAGCCTAGGCAGGGCTAAAGCTTATTCCCGTTATCTGCGCGAAACAATCAGGCCTTGTTTTGAGCGGCTGGAGCGAGTGCGTGACAGCCAGGTGTCTGCATCTTTCCGATTCATGGCGAGCCAGGACGGGCTGGAGGGATTGCTGGTACTTCCTGAAATGAATCAGGATCAGGTCAAGCGCCTTTCCACGCTGGTTGCGGCACATATGAGCATGTGTCTTGATGCGGCTTGCGGTGATCTGTTTGTCAGTGACGATGTTAAACCAGAAGAAATCCGCCAGGCGTGGGAAAGGGTTGCTGCAGAAGCCATGCGCCTTGAGGTCATTCCGCCTGCCTTTGAGAAGTTGCGCCGCAAAAAGCGCCGTCGCAAGCCAGTGCCTTATGAACTGATCCCACCGTCGCTGGCGCGCATGCTGTGCGCGGACTGGTGGTATCGCAAATTGTGGCAGATGCGCTGCGAGTGGCGGGAGGAGCAGATGCGCGCCGTCTGTCTGGTCAACAAGAAAGCGTCCCCGTATGTCAGTTATGAAGCCGTGATACACAAACGCGAGCAGCGTCGCAAATCGTTGGAGTTCTTCCGCTCGCATGAGCTGGTCAATGAAGACGGCGACACGCTGGACATGGAAGATGTAGTGAACGCCAGCAACAGTAACCCGGCACACCGCCGTAATGAAATGATGACCTGTGTTAAGGGGCTGGAACTGATAGCGGAAATGCGCGGAGACTGCGCGGTGTTCTATACCATCACCTGCCCGTCACGCTTCCACGCAACCCTCAACAACGGCAGACCTAATCCGAAGTGGACCAGTGCCACTGTCCGGCAGAGCAGTGATTATCTGGTTGATACGTTCGCCGCTTTCCGCAAGGCCATGCACAAGGCCGGATTGCGCTGGTACGGCGTCCGCGTTGCAGAGCCGCACCATGACGGCACCGTGCACTGGCATCTTCTGTGCTTTATGCGCAAAAAAGACCGTCGTTCCATCACCGCGCTGCTGCGTAAGTTCGCCATCCGTGAAGACCGCGAGGAACTGGGCACCAATACCGGCCCGCGCTTCAAGTCCGAGCTAATCAACCCGCGCAAGGGTACACCGACCAGCTACATCGCCAAATACATCAGTAAGAACATCGACGGGCGCGGGCTGGCTAAAGAAATCAGCAAAGAAACCGGCAGATCATTGCGTGACAGCGCCGAGCATGTCTGTGCCTGGGCGTCACTGCACCGTGTCCAGCAATTCCGTTTCTTTGGTATCCCGGGGCGTCAGGCATACCGTGAGCTGCGCTTGCTGGCTGGTCAGGCGGCGAGAGTGCAGGGCGAACGCAAAGCGGGTGCACCGGTACTGGATAATCCGCGTCTGGATGCGGTACTGGCAGCTGCAGATGCGGGTTGCTTTGCCACTTACATCATGAAGCAGGGCGGTGTACTGGTTCCCCGCAAACATCACCTTGTCCGCACGGCTTATGAGCTTAACGACGAACCGAGCGCTTACGGCGATCACGGTATCCGTATCTATGGCATCTGGTCCCCGATTATAGAGGGCAAGATTTGCACGCACGCGATGAAGTGGAAAAAGGCCCGTAAGGCCGTTGACGTTCAGGAGGCGGCAGCCGACCAGGGCGCTTGCGCCCCTTGGACTCGTGGCAATAACTGTCCCCTTGGACTCGTGGCAATAACTGTCCCCTTGGACTCGTGGCAATAACTGTCCCCTTGCTGAAAATTTGAACCAACAGGAGAAAAACAAATCAGCTGATGGAGATACCAGAACGGATATCACCCGCATGGATGACAAAGAGTTGCACGAATACCTGCACAGTCTGAGCAAAAAAGAGTGCCGGGAACTGGTAGCAAGGTTACGCCTGGTTAAACCGAAACGTCGTAAAGACTACAAACAGCGAATTACAGACCATCAGCGACTGCAGCTCGTGTATGAACTGAAGTCAAGGGGATTTGATGGCAGCGAGAAAGAGGTCGATTTACTGCTTCGCGGCGGCAGTATTCCGTCAGGAGCAGGCCTGCGTATCTTCTATCGGAACCAGCGTTTGCAGGAAGATGATAAGTGGCGAAACCTGTATTAATTACGCGGGTTAACAATTCGTGCTCTTAATAATACCAGGCATATCAGGCTGATGAGCGTAAAAAAACGTTTTACATCAGTAAGATTATTATATACTGTAAATATAAACAGTGGTTATGTATACAGTATTGCTTTGGTGTCATAGGAGGAAAGATGCAGGACTATTTTTTGGAGTCTTTGAAGCTCCAGCGCATTGATTTTTTTCTTAAGCTTGTAGCGGCTAGTGAGTGTAGTGATGAAGAGAAGGGGCTGGCTCTGCAGTGGGTTTCTGAACTGACAGATGAACTCATGGCAAAAATCAGAAGCCACGAATACAACCGCTCAATGGATGTCATCAGCTGAGGTGACTTTTATGCGCATTGAAATAATGATCGATAAAGAGCAGAAGATTAGCCAGTCTACCCTGGACGCCCTTGAATCCGAGCTTTACCGCAATCTGCGCCCCCTGTATCCCAAAACGGTAATCCGTATCCGTAAAGGTAGCTCTAACGGTGTGGAACTGACCGGACTGCAACTGGACGAAGAAAGAAAACAAGTGATGAAAATTTTGCAGAAGGTGTGGGAAGACGACAGCTGGCTGCATTGATTTTGTCAATAGACGCTTGTTTTTACTAATCAAAAAGGGTTACATATGAGTGAGAGGCGATGTCAATCAGATATCGCCTTGTTTTTTGTCAAGAAAAGAATAATAGGCTAAAAATGAAAATTAATAATGTAGCGTTACCAATATCTCTTGCTGTAATCCTAACTGGTTGCGTGCCACATGCTTCTAACCGAAATATCACTGCTATTGAAGTGGTGAAGCCAGCTATTGGGCAAAGTGCTACCGCCTACATGGGCGATCCCATTATCACATCTGCTACTGGATTTAAAACGGACGTACTAGAACTTGGTGCGGCTAATGGTGCATTGTCTTCTATCGCTGCTGGTACATATTGCAGTGAGGGGAATGGAATTTACCGCAATTATCATAACCCTCAAGCTGTTGCGTTAAAAAATCTCTATGGGCAAATCGGTAACTATGTTGATTATGTTAGTTACGATGCTGCAAAAAATGAGATATCACCGCCAAATGGCACTTCTTATACTGCATCAGAAATTTCTATCAAACGTGTTCCTGATGGGCTGTGTCGAGTGAGTAATTCATTGGTTAAGACTATCGAATATAATGGAAATGCAGGCGGTGTAATGAAGTTCACCTATCGTGAATTTGCAAACGATATGGCTCGTGCAGCATTTACAACAGATTTTTCTGTAGATTCTAAGGGAAGTGATGTTATCGCTTACAAAGGTGCCAAGTTCAAAGTGAACAAGGCTGATAACTCGTCTATTTCTTATACAATTATTTCTGGCTTTGACAAGGCTGTCACGTTCTAGGTTTCACGCTTACTGAGTATGTTACGATTTTGCACATTCTGCATAAACGCGCATGTCTATGCTGCATGAGATCGCATGATCGTTTGAGGATCTTTTGTGTTAAGGCCCGCCAGTTCTGGCGGGCTTTTGCGTAGATCATGCAGGTGCATGAAAACCACTACATAAAGCGGGCAGGCGTGGCGGGGATACGAGCGCGCGCAACCTGATTTGATTGAGAAAGTTTGGCTAGTCTTCTGATAAGTCGGAGGTCATGTGATGGGTTACTGTAGTAGAGGGTAATATCAGAAGAGGGTTTTGACTTGAGGTGTAGTTGCAGTATTATAAAAAGAAAAAGGATCTTTCTTATGTACAGATTGTGGGTTTTATGGGGTTGTATCTTTGTTCTTCTACTTATTATCATGGGGTGCATTCCGTTTTCACCGTTTGAAAAATGGTGGTTTATAGTTAATTTCATGTCAAATGTAAACATAATTCGTGCTTTTCTATCAGTATTAATACTATTTTTAGTTGCTTATATCTTGCTGGTCGGTGCATTTCATCAAAGATATTCATTGAGATTAGAGCAACTTAGTTTTGGTGGTATTAATATTTTACTAAATAAGTCTGATCTTCTTTTTAAAAAGAGCGTAAAAAATTATCTGGATACGAAGCGAACATTATTTAAATTTGATCCGAATTATGACTCAATTGAAGAAGTTTTAAACTCATATTATGAGTGCTATAAATTCATTAGAGATGAAATGAAATTACTAGATGTGAAGAAAAAAAGAGATAAAAAACTGTATTTACTTTCAAATGAAATTTTGAAAACGTTAAACTCTTTTTTAACAAAGCATCAAAATAATTATCGGAGATGGCATAAATATGTTTCAGATAATGATAAAGTGACCACAAAGGATAGAGACCCTAACGGCGAATTTATATCATTGCCGTATCATTTAACCCCTATAAGTACTATACAAAAGCATTATTATCATTTTAGTCAAGTATTGGAAGGTTTTAAAGAAGTAAACGATTTCTTCAATGATAAGGTAGTCAAAGAGTTTGATATAAATGTTGATAAATGGAGTGAATAATGCATAAGACGTTTCTTAGTTATCATCATGCTAACGAACAAGATCTCAAAGATGAGATTATTGATTTATTCGGAGGAGAATCGTTTATTGATAAGTCGGTAAGTGATGGTGACATTAGTACAACTAACACTGATGAAACAATAATGAGGACTATTCGTGAGGATTTTTTAAAAGACTCAACGGTTACTGTCGTTCTTATTGGAACGGAAACCAAAAATCGTCCATTTGTAAACTCTGAAATTCAAGCATCACTCTGGGGAGAAAACTATAATGGTCTAATTGGTGTTATCAGAGATGAAATTTACGATAGTGTGTTTACTCCTGCAGTATGTGCAGATCCATCATGCGGATGTTCTATAAGTCTAAGAACGCCAGGTTGGGGATATGATTATTATTTGCCTTATCTGGTTAGAAAGAATCATGTTTATGAAAAAACAGTTCCCCATTATAATGACTCTGACGTATATTGTGCATTGGTAAAATACTCTGTCTTTATTAAAAATCCTGAGTATTATATTGATCAGGCATTTAACAAGCGTAAGTTGATGGAACCAGCTGCTAAACGAAATCCATCGGATGTTCCTGCAATTCGCAGCTCATCAATTTTTAACTGGTAATAAGAGGGTGCATAAACATTATGCACCCATATGCTATTTTTTAACTTTGGAGAGAATATGGTAAAAAATTAATAATTGTGTTTCCTATCCATTGATTTAATTGTTCTATACGTTTTTGTAAGGGGATAAGTTCGTTACGAACAAATACATTACTTGCCTTCTCCACATCCCCAAACCCCCCAACATTATTCGGCATAATACCCATCATTTGTGGCGGTACACGGTGCGCCGCCATCATGTCATCACGGCTGACGTTCTTGATATTCAAAAACTCATCCTTCGCCGCGACTTCTGACAACGGGATGATCTGAAGCCCGTCCTTTTTGCCGTTTGGCGAGTACATAAATAGGTTACGGAAGTTACCAGGACCTTTGGCACTTTTCATCGCGTTGCGGAGGTTGTTTACATCCTCCTGGTTCTGCGCGGCGTCGGTCATATACATGATGAAGCCTGCATGACTGCCGTTAATGTAATACTTGCGGCGGAACAGCGTGGCAGACTCGTTGAGCAGGGCGGATGGAATAGCAGAAAGATAACCGGGCAGGCCGTAGATTTCCTGGTTGATGTCCGGTTCCATCAGATGAAAGATGCTGCCTTTCGTGAACTGATATGGCTGGGTGATCATACCGTATTGCACAAACCAGTAGGTATCCAGGTCTAACCCGCGTCGGGTGTATTTTGCCAGAGCAGGCTCAAGGGCGATAACTTCACCGAACCGGTTCGTGCGTTTCTCCAGGTAGGCGTTACCAAATACCAGATAGTCCTGCACAAAACGTGAAAAAGCCTGCTGGCTGAGCAGCGGGTGAGGGATGTAGGTGCTGGTCAGAATGTTGCATTTCACTGCAATCGGTGAACTGTGGTGTACGGCTGCGCGGAATGTTCGTGCCAGTCCGTCAAAACTCACTGGCGGCTCATACCAGCGATCTGTCTGTACGCATTCCACATAGTCCAGCAGTTCACGGCGGTCCAGAACCGGAACGGGATCGCCGAAGCTGAATGCTTCGGCTGAAGTCTGGTTTTTATGCTGGATCTGATTCATCGCCGCTGCGCGGTTTTTCTTACTCTTTCCCATCAAAAAATCTCCACAATATTGCTGGTATTGGCGGACTCGCCCTGCAGCGGTTCGTTAAACAGTGCGTGCATTGTTGCCCAGGCCAGATCGGCATGGCTGGCTTCTTCGCTGCGGCTGGCTTCATAGGTCGGGCGGTTGCCGCTGGCGGTGGTGGCGCGACGGATCGCCATGAATGACTGCGCAATGTCGGTGTGCCCGGCGTCAAACTCCAGACGGCGGTGGCTGATAATGTCGTAGGCCTTGAGTACCAGGGCGTTTTTAACGTTGGGGTTGTAGACAAACTCCCGGACGGCAGGAAAGAACGCTTTCACGTTCTCGTAAACCCCGTGACCAACGCCGGTTGAGTCGATGCCGATGTATGTCACGTTGTACTGTTCGGTCAGTTTTTTGATGGCGTCCGCCTGGGCGCGGAAGTCCATCCCGCGCCACTGGTGACGCTCAAGAATACGGAACTTACCGCCCGGCACAGCTGGCGGAGCCACCACCACGCACCCGGCACTGTCACCGTTCTGCGTACCTTTTGCCGGGTCATAACCGATCCACACCTCGCGCCAGCCAAACGGGCGCAGGGCCAGTGCATGAAAGTCGGTCCAGACTTCCCAACTGTCCACCATGCACGCCTGCAGTTCGCTGAGCGGGAACACGGACGCGAGATCGTCCACAAACTCGCACATCAGCAGGTTCTGGTATTCGTCCGGGCTGTACTCCATGCGCAGCTGGTCGAGGTCGAACAGGTTACAGCCGCCGCGCACCGCATCTTCCACGGTGACTATCTGGCGGTATTGCCCGTCTGCGCACAGCAGGCCGGGGGCCAGATTGATGTGGGACAGGTCGATGTCCACCTTGTCAGCTTTGTTGCGTCCACGGTTGAACAGCGCACCGGACCAGAACGGATAAGCACTGTGGGTCAGGCTGGATGGCGTGGAAAAATAGGTTTGTCGCCATTTCTTGTGAATAGCCATCCCGGAAGCCACTTTGCGCAGCTCCTGAAATTTCGGTATCCAGAAATATTCATCCAGATACAGGTTGCCGTGATAACTCTGGGCCGTGCGGGCATTGGTGCCGAGGAAGTAAAGCGTGGCTCCGTTAGGAAGCACCATCGGATCGCCTTTTAGCTCCACCTCGACTTCTTTGGCGAAGTCGATGATGTATTGTTTAAAGACGTGGGCCTGAGCCTTACTGGCAGAAAGGAAAATCTGGTTACGTCCGGTAAGCAGGGCGTCAATCAGGGCTTCACGGGCAAAGTAAAAGGTCGCGCCGATCTGGCGTGACTTCAGCAGGTTGCGGATGCGGTTGGTTTTTCCGGCTTCCCACCAGTGGCGCTGGTAGTTGAACATGGAGGAATGGAAAATTTCTTCCAGCTTCTCAATCTGTTCATCGGTGAAAACATTCTTTTCCGGCTGACGACGTGGGCCTTTGTTGCGGTTGGCAACGTTAGGGTTTAAGTCGGCTTCGTTGCCGCCATTGTTAAACTTGCCGATCCGCGCGTGGCGCTCAGACTGGCGTGCCAGCAGGTCAATTTCTTTGAAATCTTTCCCTTCTTTGTGCTCCTTCATAATGAGCTGGCAGTAGCGTGCGGCGGTGGTGAGCTGCATCTGATCCAGCGGCCCATAGTCACCCCACTTGTCGCGTTTTTTCCAGCTGTGAATGGTTGCAACTTTCTCGCCCAGCATTTCAGCAATGCGGGCGACGCGGTATCCCTGAAAGTACAGCAGCATAGCCTGCCGACGGGGATCGAGATCTGCGGGTGTCAGTGTGGTGTTCATGGCACAAACCTACAGCCTTGAATGACGGCTTTCCCCGCCTGCGGTTTGTGTGGTTGTCGGTACAAATACCGCGCATTGTTTCCATGCCCCCATCACCGCAACCATAAGGCTCCAGTAAGTTTTTTCTAACGGAGCACGGCTCATGACAGTGAAAGCAAAGCGTTTTCGCATCGGGGTGGAAGGTGCCACCACCGACGGACGCGAAATCCAGCGTGAATGGCTGGAACAGATGGCAGCCAGCTACAACCCGGCGGTGTATACCGCGCTGATTAACCTTGAGCACATCAAGTCTTATCTGCCGGACAGCACCTTTAACCGCTACGGCAAGGTGACTGCGCTGTTTGCTGAAGAAATCACGGAAGGTCCGCTGGCAGGCAAGATGGCGCTGTATGCCGACGTTGAGCCAACGGAGTCCCTGGTGGAACTGGTGAAAAAAGGCCAGAAATTATTCACCTCTATGGAAGTCAGCCCGAAGTTTGCTGATACGGGCAAAGCCTACCTGGTCGGCCTGGCTGCCACTGATGACCCTGCCAGTCTGGGCACTGAAATGCTGACATTCAGCGCCAGTGCAGCACATAACCCGCTGGCAAACCGCAAGCAGAATCCCGCCAATCTTTTTACCGCTGCAGAGGAAACGGTGATCGAACTGGAAGAAATCCAGGAGGACAAGCCGTCCCTGTTTGCCCGCGTCACGGCGCTGTTCACCAAAAAAGAGCAGTCCGATGATGCCAAGTTCTCTGATGTGCATAAGGCCGTGGAACTGGTCGCCACTGAGCAGCAGAACCTGAGCACGTGCACCGAAAAATCCCTGTCTGAGCAGGAAGAACGCCTGTCTGAGCTGGAGGCTGCCCTGCAGGCACAGCAGACCGCCTTTAACGAACTGGTGGACAAGCTGAGCCATGAAGACAGCCGCCAGGACTACCGCCAGCGTGCAACAGGCGGTAACGCCCCCGCTGACACTCTGACCAATTGCTGATGGAGCACAAAACCTGATGAAGAAGAATACCCGCTTTGCTTTTAACGCTTACCTGCAGCAGCTGGCGCGTCTGAACGGTGTGGCAGTTGAAGAACTGTCCAGCAAGTTCACTGTGGAGCCGTCTGTGCAGCAGACGCTGGAAGACCAAATCCAGCAGTCCGCCGCTTTCCTGACGCTGATTAACGTCACGCCAGTGACTGAGCAGTCCGGTCAGCTGCTGGGGCTGGGTGTTGGCAGCACCATTGCCGGAACCACTGACACCACCGCGAAAGAGCGTGAACCTGTCGATCCGACGCTGATGGTCGATGTGGAATACAAATGCGAACAGACCAACTTTGACACGGTACTGACCTACGCGAAGCTGGACCTGTGGGCGAAGTTTCAGGATTTTCAGGTGCGTATCCGTGACGCCATCGTGAAACGTCAGGCACTGGACCGCATCATGATCGGCTTTAACGGCGTGAAGCGTGCGAAAACCTCCAACCGTAGCGAAAACCCGCTACTGCAGGATGTGAATAAAGGCTGGCTGCAGAAAATCCGTGAGGATGCACCGGATCACGTCATGGGCAGCACCACCACGGGCGGTGAAACCACACCGGGTGCGGTGAAAGTCGGGAAAGGTGGCGAATATGCCAACCTGGACGCCGTGGTGATGGATGCGGTCAATGAGCTTATCGACGTGGTCTACCAGGACGATGACGATCTGGTGGTGATTTGCGGGCGTGAACTGCTGTCTGACAAGTATTTCCCGCTGGTCAACAAAGAGCAGGAAAACAGTGAAAAACTGGCTGCCGATATGATCATCAGTCAGAAACGCATGGGTGGCCTGCAGGCCGTGCGTGCGCCGTTCTTCCCGCCGAATGCACTGCTGATCACCCGTCTGGATAACCTGTCCATCTACTGGCAGGAAGACACCCGCCGCCGCTCAGTTATCGACAACCCGAAACGTGACCGGATTGAAAACTTTGAATCCGTTAACGAAGCCTATGTAGTTGAGGACTACCGCTGCGCCGCACTGGTGGAAAACATCCAGATTGGCGACTTCAGCGCCGCCGCAGCAGAAGCCGGAGCGTAAACCATGAGCCTGAGTCCCGCACGGCAGCATCGCCTGCGCGTTCAGGCTGAACAGGCCGCCCGTGAGGGCGGCAGTGTTCGCCACGCGTCGGGCTATGACCTGATGCTGCTGCAACTGGCGGAAGACCGCCGCCGTCTCAAGGGCGTTCAGTCCACGGTGAAAAAAGCGGAAATAAAGGTGGAGCTGCTGCCGAAATATGCCGCCTGGGCGGAGGGCGTCCTGGCTGCCGGAGGCGCTCAACAGGATGACGTGCTGATGTACGTGATGCTGTGGCGCATTGATGCCGGAGATTATGCCGGGGCGCTGGAGATCGGGCGTCATGCCCTGCGTCATGGCTGGGTGATGCCGCTGGGTAACCGCAACGTGCAGACCGTGCTGGCAGAGGAAATGGCAGACGCCGCGCAGAGCGCAATGCTTGCCGCCACCGGCTTTGATGCCGATCTGTTGCTGCAGACGCTGGAGCTGACAGACGGTCTGGATATGCCGGACCAGTCACGGGCTCGTCTGCATAAAGCGATTGGCGCGGTCCTGAGTGAAAGCAATCCGGCGTCTGCCCTTAATCATCTCAACCATGCGTTACAGCTCGATCCCCGCTGTGGCGTGAAAAAAGACAAACAGCAGCTGGAGCGCAGACTGCGCAATGACAGCCGCTGACAGAACGTGCCCCCGCGCACGGGCGGCACGGGGTGGCGAAAGGCACTGCCACATCAAAACCCCGTCCACCGCCCTCTATTTCAGGAGAAAGCAGCATGAAGTTTGTTGCGCCAGAACAGGCACCGGAACAGGCGGAAATCATCAGAAATACGCCGTTCTGGCCTGATGTGGACCTGTCGGAGTTTCGCAGTGTCATGCGCACTGACGGCACGGTGACGCAGCCGCGTTTAAAGCAGGTTGCGCTGTCGGCAATTTCGGAGGTCAACGCAGAGCTGTATGAGTTTCGCAGACGCCAGCAGATGCTGGGGTATACCTCGCTGGCAGAGGTTCCGGCGGAACAGCTGGACGGCAAAAGTGAGCGCATTCAGCACTATTTCAACGCGGTTTACTGCTGGGCACGCGCCATGCTCAACGAACGTTACCAGGACTATGACGCCACGGCATCCGGTGTGAAGCGGGGCGAGGAACTGGCGGAAGCCAGCGGTGAATTATGGCGTGACGCCCGCTGGGCCATCAGCCGGGTACAGGACGCGCCGCACTGCACAGTGGAGCTTATCTGATGAAAGTGCGTGCGCATCAGTATGACACGGTGGACGCGCTTTGCTGGCGTCATTACGGGCGCACGCAGGGTGTCACGGAGCAGGTACTGAAGGCAAATCCGGGGCTTGCCGAATATGGCCCCTTTTTACCTCACGGGCTGCAGGTGGAGCTGCCGGACATTCCGACAACTACCACCGTGCAGACCGTCCAGCTATGGGACTGAATTATGACGCTTGAGCGAATCAGCGCCTTTATCACGTATTGCATCGCCGTCGTGCTGGCCTGGCTGGGCGATTTGTCCATCAAGGATGCCTCAACGCTGGGCGGCCTGATGATCGGTGTGCTGATGCTGGCTATCAACTGGTACTACAAACACAAAGCCTACCAGCTTCTGCGCGACGGGCAGATCTCGCGGGAGGACTATGAATCCATCAATCGTTAAACGCTGCCTTGTCGGGGCCGTGCTGGCTATTGCTGCCACGCTGCCGGGGTTTCAGCAGCTTCACACCTCCGTGGAGGGGCTGAAACTGATTGCCGATTACGAAGGCTGTCGTCTGCAGCCGTATCAGTGCAGCGCGGGTGTCTGGACCGACGGCATTGGTAATACGTCGGGCGTCATTCCCGGCAAAACTGTTACGGAACGACAGGCAGCAGAAGGGCTTATCTCCAACGTGCTGCGTGTGGAGCGGGCGCTGGAAAGGTGTGTGAAGCAACAGCCGCCACAAAAGGTGTATGACTCGGTGGTGTCGTTTGCCTTCAACGTGGGGACAGGCAATGCCTGCAGCTCCACGCTGGTGAAATTGCTCAATCAGCGGCGCTGGGCGGATGCGTGCCGACAGTTGCCGCGCTGGGTTTATGTAAAAGGTGTGTTTAATCAGGGGCTGGATAACCGCCGTGCGCGGGAGATGGCCTGGTGTTTACAGGGAGCAAACTGAAATGAAAAAGAAATTAATCAGCGGACTGTTTCTGATGTTATGGATGGCGCTGTTAATCGCAGCAATGGTGTATCCGCAGGGGATCTTTCCGGTACTGGCAGCGTCCGGCGTTTGGGTAGCCTGTTTGCTGACATGGGCGGTAATTCCAGTAGCACTGGCTGCGTTAATTCAGAATGGCCCGCTCTGGCAGGAGTTAAGGGCATCTTTGCTGAAGACAATTACCCGAAAAGAAAACGTATTTATCAGTTGGGTGATGCGATTGCTGATTGTTGTAAGTCTCGCATGGACGGGGTGGGCTATTACCCTGGTCTTTTATCTACTGACCGTTATTGCCTTCTGGATCACCCGTAATCAGATGGCGCAACAGGTAGCAGCATGAACCGGTTGCTGCTGGTTGTGCTGGCGTTATTACTGGCGGCGCTGGGCTGGCAGACGTGGCGGCTGGCTGATGCCAGCCAGACCATCAGCACGCAGGCAAACGAGCTGCAGAGCAAAAGCCAGGCACTGGCAAAGAGCAACAGCCAGCTTATCAGCCTGTCCATTCTGACTGAAACCAATAACCGGGAGCAGGCGCGGCTCTATGCCGAAGCAGAACAGACCAGCGCACAGCTGAGACAACGACAACGCCGGATCGAGGAACTGAAACGTGAGAACGAGGATTTACGCCACTGGGCTGATACTCCTTTGCCTGCTGACATTATCCGGCTGCGGGAACGTCCGGCACTCACCGGAGGTGCAGCTTACCGTCAGTGGTTGTCCGCGAGTGACGCCGTGTCGGCTGGAGCAGGCAGCACCGCGCACTAACGGTGATCTGAATGCGTTGCTGGATGAAACGGAGGCCGCCTGGGCGGTCTGTGCAGACAAAGTGGACATGATTATTGCGTGTCAGGAGCGAAACAGTGAACAAACCACAATCCCTGCGCCACGCCCTCAATAAAGCGGTGCCTTATGTCCGCAATAACCCGGACAAACTGCATCTGTTTGTGGATAACGGTTCGCTGGTTGCCACGGGGGCCAGCTCCATGTCATGGGAGTACCGCTATACCCTGAACGTGGTGATAGAGGATTTCAGCGGCGACCAGAATCTGCTGATGGCCCCGGTTTTACTGTGGCTTCGGGATAACCAGCCCGATGCCATCAATAACCCGGCGTTACGGGAAAAGCTATTCACCTTTGATGTGGATATTTTGCGCAACGATGTCTGTGATATCAGCCTTAATCTGCAACTGACGGAACGTGTGCTGGTCAGCACTGACGGCAGTGTGTCGAGCGTTGAAGCTGTAGCAGAACCCGATGAACCTGAAGAAATGTGGACGGTGAAACGTGGCTGAACTGCAGAAGGTGGACGACTGGCTGAGTGCCTTGCTGGCGAATCTGGAACCAGCCACGAGAAGCCGCATGATGCGCCAGCTGGCGCAGGAACTGCGCCGGACACAGCAGCAGAATATCAGGATGCAGCGCAATCCAGATGGCAGCAGTTATGAACCGCGCAGGGTAACAGCACGCAGCAAGAAGGGGCGCATCAAACGTCAGATGTTTGCAAAGCTGCGCACGACAAAATACCTGAAAACTGCCGCCAGCGCCGACTCTGCCAGTGTACAGTTTGAAGGCAAGCTGCAGCGCATTGCCCGCGTTCACCATTACGGCCTGCGAGATCGCGTCAGTCGTAAGGGACCGGAGGTGCGTTATGCAGAGCGGCAGTTGTTAGGTTATAACGATAAAATTTTGTCATTATCGCAAGACGTATTATTACGTGCTTTGGTTGATAGCTAAGCTAATCAAAACAATCTCAATAAATTATGATCAATCGTAAGCAAGTTGGAGATAACAAGTTTGTTATTATCAATATTGAATTTTTCTAATATTGCTGCTACAGCACTGGGGTAAGGTTGTGAAGCATATGGAGAAATGTATATTTTTTCGATTAGCTTTACAGGATCTGTTTTTATTCTTATCCCCTTGGGAGTATAGTTTTCGATGTCGCTATTAATAATTTTTGGTGTTATGGATAAACGTACTTCATTTTCATGTGAAAAAGCTTTTCGTTTTAAAAAAGGAACCATTCTTCCGTTCACGACGCAATCTTCAGATGTTAGTTTTTCATCGAAATAATCAATGTATTTTACTTCACTAATAGAGATAATCTCTTCAGATTGAAGTGAATCTATCAAGCGTGATATTGATGTTTGAATTGCTATTCCTTTGTTAGCATCTGAATACAAACGCCACATTCCTTCTGACTCATGTTCATTTTGATGCCAACAATTCACTGTGACGGAGTTTAAAATCTTAAAATAGATAGATTCTATTTTTGGTAATTGTGTATCCATCATTGTTTGCAACTTGGTGATTTCTGTTTCGGCTTTTTCATTAGAGATTCTGCCTAATAGTTCGTTTTCCCTGATACGCTCTACGGTATCATTGAAATATGATTGTATATCATTAAACTTACTTTTGACGATGCTTGCCCACGCATTTAAGGCAACCTTAGGTAATAACCCCTCATATGGATCGCTATTGCTGTAAGAACTAAGAGGAGAAAAATATAGCTCTTCTCTGGATAATATATCGATGAATTTATCAAGAGACATATAGCGCCACAGTTTTGTTTCAGGTTTTAAATTTGGACTAATTTGGAATTTATTCATTGTTTTTTATCAGCATTGTATAGTGAGTGATACAAACCGCAATATTTATACTTCATAATCACCCCATGTCAATCTATAGGCATGAACTCACAACTCACAGAAATCATGCGCCTTATCACCAATCTGATCCGCATAGGTGTAGTCACCGAAGTGGACCGGGAAAACTGGCTTTGTCGGGTGAAAACGGGCGACCTTGAAACCAACTGGATTAACTGGCTGACGCTGCGCGCGGGTAATGCCCGCACATGGTGGCGACCATCGGAAGGTGAGCAGGTGGTGCTGCTGAGTCTGGGCGGCAATCTGGAAACCGCCTTTGCGTTACCCGCCATCTATTCGAATCAGTTCGCGCCACCGTCGACGTCGGCGGACGCCTGCGTGATAGAACATCCTGACGGTGGCTGGTTTGAATACGAACCCGCCACCGGGCGCTGGTATGTCAGGGGCATCAAATCAATGGTCATTGAGGCCGCTGACAACATCACCATGAAAACCAGTGAGTTTGTACTGGAGGCTGACCGCACGCGTATTAACAGCGAAGTGGTGATCAATGGTGGCGTTACCCAGGGCGGCGGTGCGATGAGTTCTAACGGGATTGTGGTTGATGCGCATCAGCATACTGGCGTCCTGAAAGGCGGCGATACAACCGGAGGCCCGGTATGACGCTTTATAGCGGGATGAACAATACCAGCGGCAAAGTCATTACTGATATTGATCATCTGCGCCAGTCGGTGCGGGACATTCTGCTGACACCGCAGGGTAGCCGCATTGCCCGCCGGGAATATGGTTCCCTCCTGTCGGTTTTAATAGATCAGCCACAAAATCCGGCATTACGCCTGCAGGTCATGTCGGCAGTGTATGTGGCGCTGAGTCGCTGGGAGCCACGGCTGACGCTGGATTCCATCACTATCAACAGCAACTTTGACGGTTCTATGGTGGTGGAGCTGACCGGGCGGCGGAATAACGGTGTGCCTGTGTCCCTTTCCGTATCAACAGGAGCAGAGAATGGCAGTGATTGACCTTTCGCAGTTGCCTGCACCGCAGATTGTGGATGTGCCGGACTTTGAGACGCTGCTTGCCGAACGCAAAGCAGAATTTGTGGCGCTTCATCCGAAAGATGAGCAGGAAGCCGTGATCCGCACGCTGGAACTGGAATCTGAACCCGTCACTAAATTGTTGCAGGAGAACGCTTACCGTGAGTTGCTTCTGCGCCAGCGCATTAACGAAGCCGCGCAGGCGGTGATGGTGGCTTACGCGATGGGCGGCGATCTTGACCAGCTCGCTGCTAACTACAACGTGACACGCCTGACGGTGACGCCTGCTGATAATGATGCTGTGCCGCCCGTTGCAGCTGTGATGGAAAGCGATGAAGCGTTACGCCTGCGTGTGCCTGCAGCCTTTGAGGGGCTTTCAGTTGCGGGACCAACTGCCGCTTATGAATTTCATGCCCGAAGCGCCGACGGTCGGGTGGCGGATGCCAGTGCAACCAGTCCGGCACCTGCAGAGGTGGTGCTGACAGTCCTTAGCCGCGAAGGAGACGGAACAGCAGAAAAAGACCTGCTGGATGTGGTGGAGAAAGCACTGAACAGTGAGAATGTCCGCCCGGTGGCTGACCGTCTGACGGTTCGCAGCGCGGAAATCATCCCGTACCGCGTGGAAGCCACCATTTTTCTCTATCCGGGACCGGAAGCAGAGCCGGTAATGGCAGCGGCAAAAGCCAGCCTGCAGAGGTACATTGCCAGTCAGACGCGTCTTGGTCGGGATATTCGCCGTAGCGCCATCTTTGCCGCCCTGCATGTTGAGGGTGTGCAGCGTGTGGAGCTGGCTTCTCCTCTGGCGGATGTGGTCCTGAACAAAACACAGGCGGCATCATGTACGCAGTGGAGCGTGACCAACGGAGGAACGGATGAATAGTCTGCTGCCACCGGGTTCAACTTCACTGGAGCGACGACTGGCGCAAACCTGCAGCGGGATTTCTGATCTGCAGGTGCCGCTGCGTGACTTGTGGAATCCGGCAACCTGTCCGGTCAGTTTCCTGCCTTATCTCGCCTGGGCGTTCTCTGTGGATCGCTGGGACGAGGGCTGGACAGAAAGCGTCAAGCGCCAGGTGGTGAAGGATGCTTTTTATATTCATCAGCATAAAGGGACCACCAGTGCCGTGCGGCGGGTGGTGGAGCCGTTCGGCTTTCTGATCCGCATTATTGAGTGGTGGCAGACCGGAGAGGCACCGGGCACGTTTCGCCTGGATATCGGCGTGCAGGACCAGGGCATCACTGAAGATACCTATCTGGAACTTGAGCGACTGATAAGCGATGCCAAACCATGTAGCCGTCACATGATCGGCATGTCCATCAATCTGCAGACCAGCGGCCCGCATTGGGTGGGAGCCGCCAGCTATATTGGCGAAGAAATCACGATCTATCCGTATATCAACGAAACAATTATTTCCGGTGGCACCGCGCATGAAGGCGGGGCGGTCCATGTTATTGACACAATGAGAGTGAATCCATGAGCACAAAATTTTATACCCTGCTGACGGATATTGGTGCGGCGAAACTTGCCAGCGCCGCCGCGCTCGGTGTGCCTTTAAAAATTACCCATATGGCGGTAGGCGATGGCGGCGGAACATTGCCAACGCCGGACGCAAAGCAGACAGCATTAGTAAATGAGAAACGCCGGGCTGCGCTGAATATGCTGTACATCGACCCGCAGAACAGCAGCCAGATTATTGCTGAACAGGTGATCCCTGAAAACGAGGGCGGTTGGTGGATACGTGAAGTGGGCGTGTTTGATGAGTCCGGGGCATTGATTGCCGTGGGCAACTGCCCGGAAAGCTATAAGCCGCAACTGGCTGAAGGCAGCGGGCGTACCCAGACCGTGCGTATGGTGTTGATTACCAGCAGCACGGACAATATCACCCTGAAAATCGACCCTGCCGTAGTGCTGGCAACCCGCAAGTATGTGGATGACAAGGCACTGGAGCTGAAGGTGTACGTGGATGACCTGATGGCAAAACATCTTGCCGCACCGGACCCGCATTCACAGTATGCACCCAAAGAAAGTCCGACGTTTACCGGAACCCCCAAAGCGCCAACGCCAGCGGCGGGAAATAACACCACGCGGATTGCGACCACTGAGTTTGTTCAGGCCGCTATTACCGCTCTGATTAACGGTGCGCCAGCCACGCTGGACACACTGAAAGAAATTGCCGCAGCCATTAACAATGACCCGAAATTCAGCACCACCATTAACAATGCGCTGGCACTGAAAGCTCCGCTGTCGAGTCCCGCACTTACCGGAACGCCAACAGCACCTACTGCGGCACAGTCGGTCAACAATACACAGATTGCCACCACGGCTTTTGTGAAATCAGCAATTGCGGCAATGGTGGGTTCTGCCCCTGCGGCACTGGATACACTGAATGAACTGGCGGCGGCGCTGGGGAATGACCCTAACTTTTCAACAACAGTGCTTAATGCACTGGCAGGCAAACAACCGCTGGACAATACGCTGACTAATTTGAGTGGAAAGGATGTCGCCGGTCTTCTCGCATACCTTGGTTTGGGAGAAGGTGCTAACTGGGTTATGTTACCTGGAGGAATGATAATTCAGCGTGTTTATCTTGGATTTCCT